GAAGCATTTGAAAGATGTGGAGCAGAGTTAAGAACAGGATATGATTTAAGAACGGCTACTCGTAGCTTGAACTTATTAACTATTGAATGGGCTAACCGAGGGATCAACTTATGGACTGTAGAGACAGGAAGTATAGCGTTGGTTGCAGGTACAGCCACTTACAATTTGCCCGCAACGACCATTGACCTCATGAGCCAAGTCATAAGAACTGGGACGGGAACGACTCAGTCTGACATAGCTATCACTAGGGTGTCAAATCCTACTTATGCCTCTATCCCAAGTAAGAATGACACGGGCAGACCGATACAAATTTATCTTGATCGACAAGCAGAAATTCCAACAGTAACTATGTGGCCTATTCCTAATGACGCAAGTTATACATTCGTGTATTGGTTTTTAAAAAGATTAGACGATGCAGGTACTGGTGTAAACACACAGCACATACCGTTTAGATTTTTACCTTGTATGGTAGCTGGCCTTGCTTACTATTTATCTATAAAGATACCAGAAGCAGCACCAAGAATACCAATGTTAAAACAAGAATATGAAGAGCAGTGGCTACTTGCTTCTACTGAAGATCGAGAAAAAGCTACATTAACTATTTCACCAAGAACCTCATATGTCTGATAAAAAGAAAAAAAGAAAGCCTTCATTAAAAATTGAGGGCGGCGGTAGTCGAAGAAAAGGCACCATAGGAGCTGGCGGACGTGCAACAGCACGACTTCCTCTTTCAGAAAGAGTAACTTTAGAACCTTATGTACAAGGATGGGCAGCTAAAGGACCATGGGGAGATGATGGCGCTGTGACTGGTTATGGAGGGACTCTTACTTACGAGTTTAAAAAAGGTGGAATGGTTAAAAAATGCAAAGTAGATGGTATTGCAGTACGTGGCAGAACTAAGGCTAAACATAAATAATGAGTAATAAATATACTACTAATAAGAACGCTATTGCAGATTGTGATGTCTGTGGATTTCAATTTAAACTAAAGCAATTAAAAAGTTTATTTGTAAGAGAAACAAAAACAAATATACTAGCGTGTCCAGAATGTTGGAACCCTGACCAGCCACAGAATTTACAAGGAATGTATCCTGTAGATGATCCACAAGCTGTAAGGAATCCAAGACCTGACCAAAGTTTTAATGATAACAACAGAACTGGGTCAAGAGATATACAATGGGGATGGGAACCTGTAGGTGGAGCTAGACCCCCAGCTAATGAATTTACGCCTAATAAATTAGTAAGTTCAGGAGCCGTAGGAACTGTTACAATAACAATAACTTAGGAGAAAAAAATGTCTAAAGAAAATCAAGAAAGAAAGCCTAAATTTAAAGGCATATATACACAACCTCAAGACGTACCTGTACCTCACGTTGCTGGTTATCCAGAAAAAAATGTTAAAACATCTGGTGTAGTAACTCGTGGTAATGGTGCAGCTACTAAAGGTACTAAAGCTCGCGGTCCATTAGCTTAAGGATAAACAATGACTTACGCAGAATTAGTGGCTCAAATAGAGTCTTATACAGAAAACTCGTATTCAACAGTTGATGTAAATACATTTATTACTCAAGCAGAGAATAGAATATTTAACTCTGTTAATTTACCTGACCTTAGAAGAAATGACACAGGGACTATTACATTTGGTAATAAATACTTAAACGTACCATTAGATTGGTTAGCTACTTATAGTTTAGCCGTTATAGATAATACAACAAATGAGTACACTTTTCTTTTAAACAAAGATGTTAATTTTATTAGAGAGTCTTTCCCTGATACTGATGTCGCACATTATGGGAAACCTAAATACTATGCTGTCTTTGATGATGAAACATTTATACTCGGTCCTACACCTGATACAGGTTATGGTGCTGAGCTTCATTACTTTTTTTATCCTGAATCTATTACTACTGCCGCTAGTGGTCAGTCTTGGCTGGGTGATAATTACTCAACCGCTTTACTTTATGGGTCGTTGTTGGAAGCGAATACTTACCTAATGACAGATGCAGAAAAAATGGGTATGTTAGATACTCGATATAAAGAAGCAATGGTAGAACTATTAGGATTAGGCGAGGGTAAAAATACTCGTGATTCTTATAGAAGTGGACAATCTAGAATACCTGTTAAGGGTAGTAGAGGGCCCGCATAATGGCATCTATTGTACAAGGATTAACAAACACATTTATTGCTAAATCATTAGCTGGCGATATAGATTTTGATACTGATACTTTTAAAATAGCTTTATATACTAATGATGCTACTTTAGATGCGTCAACTTCGGCTTATACTACAACCAATGAAGTAGTAGGAACAGGATATGTAGCTGGAGGAAATACTTTAACAGGAGCAACAGTAACACAAGATGATGATGCTGATGTTGTATATATTACATTTGATTCTCCAACTACTTGGACAGGGACATTTTCAGTTAGAGGTGCTTTAATATATGATAGTAGCTCTAGTAATTATAGTATATGTGTATTGGATTTTGGAGAGATAAAAACTATTACTTCTCAAACTTTAACCGTTACACTACCTGAAAATACAACAACAACAGCACTTATTCGATTTGAATAGAAAGGAATAAAATGACAGGTTTAATAGAGGGGATAATTGGAAAAGCCCCGGCAGTAAAAGTATCAAATAAAAGACCTTTAGAAAAAGATTTATATAAGATGATGTGGGATATACCGGAGTACAGACATGTAGCGCCGGGTGAAAATATTGCCCATGAATTTTTAGCTCAAGCTAAACCTAAAGCAGGATCAAGTGTTTTAGATTTAGGTTGTGGCACCGGACGTGGAGGATTAAATCTTGCAGTGTTTGGGAATATGGATGTAACATTAGTAGACTTTGCACCTAATTGTTTAGATGCAGATATAGTCCCAATGTTAGAAACTCAAAAACACACACTTAGATTTATAGAAGCAGATTTATCAGAACCCTTACCTGTTAAAGCAGCTTATGGGTATTGTACTGATGTGATGGAACATATTAGACCTCATCATGTAGATAAAGTGTTAGATAATTGTTTAGCTTCTGCGCAACATGTATTTTTTGCTATTTCTACTGAAGATGATGTGTTGGGTGAAAAAGTAGGACATAAATTACATTTAAGTGTTTTTCCTTACAAATGGTGGCTAAAGAAATTTAGAGATAGAAATTGTATTATTCATTGGTCAAAAGATATTGACGGAGCATGTTTGTTTTATGTTAGTTCGTGGTTAGATGGAAAAGATTTAGTTGATTGTGGACAAGTAAATACTGATATAAAAATACTTAAAGAAAATGTAAAACACAACATTCAACAAGGATTTTTACAAGTTCAACCGCATCCTACTAATGATATAGAAGTAATGATAGTAGGAGGAGGACCTTCCCTAGAAGGACAGCTTGAAAAAATAAAGCAATTAAGGGCAAATGGTGTTAAACTTATAACTATTAATGGCGCCTATAAATGGTGTATTGACAACGGTTTAATACCGTCTGCAATAGTTATGGTTGATGCTCGTGAATTTAATGCGAGATTTGCTCAACCAGTAGTAGATGACTGTAAATATTTTATAGCATCACAGTGTCATCCTAGTGTATTTAAAGATTTACCCAAAGATCGAACTTATATTTGGCATACACAAGCGGAAGACCATAATGAAGTATTAGCACAGCAATATGAAACTTGGCACCCAATACCAGGAGGCTCTACAGTTTTATTAAGAGCTATACCTTTATTTAGAATGTTAGGTTTTAAACGGTTTCATCTATTTGGATGTGATTCATGTTTAGAAGAAAATAAGCATCACGCATATAAACAAACGGAAAATGATGGACAGTTAGTAGTTCCTGTAAACGTGGGCGGGAAAGTATTTAACTGTAATCCTTGGATGGTATCTCAGGCCCAAGAGTTTATTGACATTATTAAAATGATGGGCAATGAAATAGAGTTAGAGATCTACGGCGGGTTACTACATCATATTTTAGAAACCGGTGCGTCATACACCGATATTAAGGAGATTTAACATGGCAGCAACAGCATGGCAACTATATAATAGCGCCAAACAAAATATAGGAAACGGCACAATTACATTAGGTGCTGGTGTATTTAAAATGGCACTTTTTACAAGTGATAGTAACGCATCTACATTTACACTAACCGCATATGGTGGTGGTGGAGCAACTACATCAGTGACTAACGAAATTGCAGCTACAGGTGGTTATGTAGCAGGTGGTAAAAACTTAGTACCAGCAACAGGTCAATGGGTAGTAGGAGCATCAGCTAAACAATATAAATTTACTATGTCTTCTGTAGGTTTAGCATTTACTGCTTCGGGTGCAAATTTAACTAATATTAAATATGCAGTTATACGTAACTCAACTGGAGCAGCGGCAGGGAATCTTTTATGTTTCTGTCAACTTTCTAGTTCTCAGTTTACAGTATCTAGCCCTAATACATTAACTGTTCTACCTGCTGCAACTGGCATATTTACGTTAACTTAAGGGGCTAGTTATGGCTACCGGCTGGGGACGCAGTACCTGGAGTTCAGGCCCTTGGGGCATGACTGAAATTGAGATTACGCCTGGCGTAGGTGCTTTAACCTTAGCGGGTATAGCTCCATCAGTATCAACAGGTGCAATTATAACTCCAGGTGTTGGAGCTTTAGCTTTAGCAGGTTTTGCACCAAGTTTAGTAAGAGGACAAGCTGTCACTCCTAGTGTAGGAGCTTTAGCTTTAGCAGGATTTGCACCAACCGTAATAGAAGACAAAAGGCTGACACCTGGTGTAGGCACAGTAACACTAGCTGGAGCAGTACCGGTCTTAATAGATGGAATAGTAACAGCAGCACCCGCAGGAGCAATAACACTAACAGGAATAGCTCCTGGGGTTGTACAACAAAATAATGTGTTTAAAACTCCGGGTGTAGGAGCAGCAGTCTTAACAGGACATGCACCTAGTGTAGTTGGTAGTACAGTAATAACTCCGGGTGTAGGAGCACTAACACTAGCAGGGATTGTAGCAGTTAGAACTGAAGGGTTAGTAGTACAACCCAACTCAGGATCATTAGCTTTACAAGGCTACGCTCCAACAGAATTAATAGGAGAAGTAAGAAGGCCCGCCTCTGGTGCATTAACACTAGCAGGGTATGCCCCTACCATTAACAGCCCTAATTGGGTTATAATAGATACTACTCAAGTCCCTAATTGGACAGAGATAGTTACAGGATAAGGAATAAACTATGTCAACATATTCAAATTTATCGATTGAACTTATAGGAACCGGCGAACAGGACGGTACTTGGGGTACAACCACTAATACCAATCTAGGTACGGCTCTAGAAGAAGCAATTGTGGGTACAACAGATTTAGTTGTTACAACAGGAACCAATACACCAGCTTGGAGTACATCTTCCAATGCATCTCAAATACCACGTCACTTAAGAATAAATCTTACAGGCTCTGCCGGTGGTACAGGTGATTTAGTAGTTCCTACTTTAACTGGTGGTAAAAATTATATAATCAAAAACAGTTCTGATACAACCATAACAGTAAAAACTACTTCTGGTTCAGGTATTGTGGTACCTATTGGTACCTCTATGTCTTTATATCAAGATGGTACAAATGTTGTAGTAACAGACTCTCATCATACAGGTGCAGGAGCATTTACAACACTCTCAGCATCAAGCACAGTTTCAGGTACAGGGTTTACAGCTCGATTTGCTTCACCAGGACCAATTGGTAATACATCAGCGAGCACAGGTGCATTTACAACTTTGACTACCACTGGCAACGTTACACTTGGTGATGCTTCGGCAGATGAAGTAACTCATAATGCTCAAACTGTTAACATCCCAAATAATCTAATATACTCTGGTACTGGAGCAATAACTCAAGCAGTAGGTACAACAGCCCAAAGACCAGGTTCACCAGCAGAAGGAATGTTTAGGTATAATTCCACAACAGATGAATTCGAAGGTTATGCAGACTCAGCATGGGGTTCAATTGGCGGAGGAGCATCAGCAGGTGGAGCAATATATGAAAACACACAAACAATTACAGCAAATTACACAATGACAACAGGTACAAATGGACATAGTGTAGGACCAATTACAGTAGACAGTGGTGTAACCGTGACTATACCATCTGGTAGTTCTTGGTTAGTATCAATATAATTTAGGAGAAAGAAATGGCAGTTACAATTAATGGAACAACCGGAGATAGCAATACTACTTTACCAGGTATTAATTGGCAATCATCTATAGTAACTGCAGCTACTTTAACAGCAGTAGGTAACAGAGGTTACTGGATAAATACAACATCTAATACTTGTACAATAACATTACCTGCTTCAGCCACAGTTGGCGACAGATTAGTTTTTACTGATTATGCAAGAACATGGGGGACGAATAAAATTATATTAGATTCAAATGGACTTAATTATCAAGGTGGTCCAGATACCATGACTGTTGAATACAATATTGATGGACAATCACTTGATATTGTTTATTCGGGAGCAACAAAGGGATGGATTCCAAATACTGATGAAGCCACAAAAAGATATGTCCCTGACTATGCAGTAGATTATTTAGTAATTGGTGGTGGTGCTGGTGGTGGAGCTAATACTGGTGGTGGTGCTGGGGCTGGTGGGTATAGAACATCAACTCAAAATATAACTACTGGCGGAATAGAAGTTACAATAGCAGTTGGTGCTGGGGGTGCTGCAGCAGGCACAGGTTCTGCTTCTTCAATTTCTGGAACAGGACTTACAACAATTAGTTCTGCTGGTGGTGGTAATGGTTCAACCATTGGAACAGCAGGTGCTACAGGTGGTTCAGGTGGCGGTGGTGGTTCAGGACTCAGTGGTACTTCTTTTGGTGCTGGTGGAGCAGGGAATACACCAAGCACATCCCCTTCACAAGGAAATAACGGTGGTGCTGGTCGCAATACTTCTGCAGGTTCTCCTTATAGTGAAATTGCAGCAGGTGGTGGTGGTGGAGCAGGTGCTGTTGGTGTTGCTTCGCTTTCAGATGGGGTAGCTGGTGCTGGTGGTGCAGGTACAGCTTCTTCAATAACAGGTTCATCCGTAACAAGAGCTGGTGGTGGTGGTGGTGGTACTTATGGTGCAACTCCTGGTGCTGGCGGAGCTGGTGGCGGAGGAGCTGGTAGTACTACAATAGGCTCTGCTGGAACTGTTAATACTGGCGGCGGTGGTGGTGGAGGAGGCACAGGTGTTGGTGGAGCAGGAGGTAGTGGTGTTGTTATTTTAAGTATGCCTACTGCAAGTTACTCAGGTGTTACTTCAGGAAGCCCAACAGTTTCAACATCAGGGTCTAATACAATACTTACATTTACTGCAACAGGAACATATTCAGGATAAAATTATGGCACATTTTGCAAAAATAGGATTAAACAATAAAATAATAGAAGTACTTTCAGTTCACAATAATGAACTACTAGATAGTGAAGGTGTAGAACAAGAAGTTAATGGAATTGATTTCTTGACTAAACTTACTGGATGGGCGATCTGGAAACAAACTTCATACAACAACAACTTTAGAAAAAATTATGCAGGTATTGGTTTTACTTATGATGAGGATAGAGATGCTTTTATTCCACCTAAACCTAGTGCAGATGCAATTTTAAATGAAGAAACATGTTTATGGGAGGATAGCTAATGGCTAATTCAATTAATTCAATTTCAACCGGAACAGGCGGACTTCAGTCTATAGCAGATGGTACTTCTGGAAATTTACTAATACAAAAAGACGCGGGGACGATAGCAACTTTCTCAGCAACCGGAGTTGTTGTTTCAGGAGTAGTTGCTGCAACTACCTTAACTGGAGACGGCTCAGCTTTAACAGGAATATCTAGTGGTGGATTAACATTATTAGCTACAGCAAATACAACTTCAGGAACTTCAGTTTCGTCTGGCACTTTAGATTTAAGTGGCTATAAACAAGTTTGGACTGATATGTATTCAGTTGGCCCTGCTGTTAATGGAGGATTTTTACAGTTTCAGCCTAATGGAGGTACTGCAACTTATTATATAGATGGAACAGTATCAACTACTCAAGCATTCTATGGAACAATTATACATGATTTAACTTCT